TTAATCCTGCTTTATTTTTTTTTTTTTTATAATTATAATTTCTTTCTCATCATCAAACGATACCTCAGCTTCTCTATCATCAACAGAAAAGCCTAATTTATCTAGCCAAGACTTTGGAATAGACAATCTAGTTGTTAAATTCCCATGACCATCTTTTGCATATAGAATTCGTAATTTTCTGATTTCTTTTCCCATCCTTCCACCTCTCTTTTACAAGAGGTTATCAAATTTTTTCAAGTAAGTCAACGATTATTTTTTCATCTTCACTGACAAGATGAGTATATGTTTTAATTGTTGTTGTTGGATCAGCATGCCCCATCCTTTTTTGTACAAGCTGAACTGGAACTAGGTTCCTTATTAACATAGTTGCGTGACTATGCCTCAAACCATGTGCAGATATTTTTATACCTAAAATACTTGCACTTTTTTTCAATAAATCTTTTGCGAAAACAGTTGTCCTTGGCATTCCATCTTTATAAGAAAAGATAAAATCATCTCTATTCTTATTTTTTAGTTCAATAAACATTTTTAATTTTTGAGCTAAATTCTTATCAATTTTTATAATTCTATTAGAGCAGGGAGTTTTGGTTGGTGCTAACTCCCATTTCCCTTTTACATCGCTGTATAAAGAATTATTAACTCTAATTTCATTATTATCAAAATTTATTTTGTAAACTTGCAGAGCCTTTGCTTCTGAATGTCTTAGCCCTGTTTTAAATAAAAGTTCTAAAAATAATATTTTCTCATCTAAGTCTTTATGTCTAGTTTGAGTTTTTGCTATTGTTAGTAGCATCTTAAACTGATTTTCTGTAATAACATTAATAGAATATGTTTGTTTAACTTTTATATGGATTATATTTTTGTAAAAATCTGAATCTATATAATTATTTTTAAAAGCATATTCTAAAATATTCTTACATTTAGCATTCCAATGTGCAGCAGTGCTCTGTGAAAGTCTAGATAGCATTTTAGCTAAATGATTTTCTATAATTTCTTTATTAATCTTTTTTATATCTAAATCTAATAGATCTTCACTTTGATATAAAAAAGATTTTTTATGAGCTTGTTTTGTCCTTTTTCTTACAGATAATCCCCAACTCTTGAAATATTCCACAGATATTTCTTTGAAAGTCATCTTAACCACGACCTAATTTTTTAAGAATTTCTTTTTTATAATTTTCAAGTTTTTTTATCTCTTCTTCTATTTTTGATAATTCTGCTTCTAAATCTCTATCCAAGTCAACTTGAATTAATTTTACTCCTTGTGCATTTTCTATTTTTTTATAAAGAATTTCTGGAACATCAACTCTTAAGACAGTATTTTCATAAGCATTTAGTCTTGGAGTTTTTGTTGAGCCCCCAGAACTTGGAAAACCTCCTGAAATTATTATTGCTCCTTCTTTCACAGTAACATCTCTATCTCTATATCTTCTTATTGCTATAACTAAGTCTCCTATTTTTACCCCTTGACTATCGCTATATTCAAATTTATCAAGATTTAATTCTACAGTAACATTTTTAGAATAAGTTTCTCCATCAGTCCCATATATATCTTTTAAAACTTCTTTTACTAAATTTTCAACCTTTTCATCAAACACCCAACAATCGCTATTCCATTTACCTTTAAGATTTTTAGCTTTTGTCACAAAAGTGCTATTATAAGATGTTGTTACATAAATTTTTCCCTCTTTTTTTTCTAATTTTACCATTATTAATCACTCCTTGTATTTTTTTATTAGAAGTGATATAATTATCTTGCTGAAGGAGTAACTATATCACTTCTTGAATTGGATTTACTATTTATTTAGTAAGTCCTTTTTTAGTTATTTCTTTGACAAACTTCAATAAAACTTTCTGCTTCTTTTAAAGTATTAAATCTTTTAGCAACACCATTATTTTGAGGATACATTAATTTGTATTTATCCTTGTCTCCTGCATAAAGTGCATAATTGATTAATACATATCCTTTTTTACTTGCTTTTTCTTGTACATTTAGAAATCTTTTCATTTTTTAACCTCCTGAATTTTATTTACCGTGTCGGTACTTCTATAATGCTATTATAATACTTTACCGTGTCGGTGTCAACTATTTTTTTATTTTTTTTAATTTTTTTTAATACATCTAAACACTTCATAAAATCATAAGTTTAACAAATAAAAAAAAGAATGGGTAGGACAAAATCCTACCCCATTACTTTATGATTTTTTTAATCTCCTCCATATCTTTTTTTAATTCTGTTTGGTCCTTTTGCATTGCTTCCAATTGGTCTACTATCTTCTGCATAGTAGTCCTGTAAATTTCAAATGTCTTACTATCTTTCCATAAGAAATACAGTAAAATAGCTCCTACTACACCGTACTCAAGTAAAGTTTTTTCCATAACATCACCTAATCCCTAACACTTTATACCAATAAGTATAATATTCCTTAGCCTCTTTGGTCCTATCTATAACAGCTCTATCTTTGTATCCCTCATTCTGCAATTTAGATTTCCAGGATGTTTCCCCAAAATATTTCACAGCATTATAAAATCTTCTTACAGTTCTATCATCAACCCCTGTTTCTTTCATAATGTGTCTAAATATCTTATCTGCTAAGGTACGATTAATTCCAGTATTGTTGTAAACACTATATAAATAATCGTGGATAACTGCTGCATTAATATATTTGCCAAATGGATTATATAACCATTGCAAAGATTTAGGTACAGAGGCTCCATCAGTGATGAAACCTCTAAACACCTTAATATCATAACCATTAATTGAATAGATATAATCTTGGAGTAAAACTGCTTTTTTATTTGAAATAAACTCTAATTTTAATTTAGTTCTCTCCATCTTCATTACCTTTTATATCTACCTTATAACCAGCTGCAAAGATATCAGAAAACTTTTGTAATGTCTTTTCTATAATGTCTATCATTCTTTTTCTACTGATAAATTTTATAATTATAATTCTTGCTATCCAAGGTAAACTAGATGTTCTAAATAATATAAAGTTAATTGCTGCTTCTAGTTTTTTTCTATTTTCCCCGTGATTAAAACTTTCTTCTGCAAAAATTACTGATTGTCTAAATAAATTTACATACTGTTTTCTGTTATAAATAAGATAAATTAAAATTGCTCCTGCTCCTGCTATCCATATCCATTGTTCTACACTAAAACCTGCCAAATATCCTACCACTTGATTAATTAAATCTTTCATTTTTAAACCTCCTGTTATTTGTTATAAAAATTAATTCTTTGTCTTAATACACTTAAATAGCCTCTCATAAAACTTAATTGTTCTTTTAAATAAGCTTGTTCTAAACCTTTTAATTCCTTAAACTTTTCTCCATTTATAAAATTTTCTAATTTTGTTACTCTGTCTTGTAATTCATCTTTTTCAACAACCATTCTTTCTACAAATGCTTCCATTGTTACCTCCTAAAATTTTCAAATACTAATAAATGCTTGTCCGGCAAAAATTTAAAACTTTTTCCGGACAAAAATTTTTTATAATAACTGTCTGGCCAGACTGTTTATTAAATATTTTCTTTTATAAAATTAACAAATAAATCTACAACATCTTTTTCCACAGAAAACTTTAAACTTTCATCTTGATTACTACCAAAGAAAGGTTCAACTAAAATATAAGTATCTTTACTATTACATATTCCATATCCTCCTCTTGTTTTGCTATCTTGAATTTCTATTATTCCGTGATTATTTCTTATCTTACTTCCAAATACATTTTGTAATCTTGCCATAAAGTTAGTTGCCAGTTCTTCTGCCTTTTTATTTTTGTAATACACAAGACATTCGCAACCATTGGCTTGCTCACTTCCTGCAGAATTAAAATGAAGTTCTATACAGAAACTATAATCCTTCTTATTAAGTTCTTTTAAAACTTCATTCATCTCAGGAACATAAAATTTATTTGGTTTTCTTTCATATATATCTACCATTAATGGAATTTCAGTTTTTATTTTTTCTGCAATTCCTTTCCAATAGTCATATTCACTTCCAACTATGGTTGAATATGCTCCTTTACTTCTTTTATTATGTCCAATTATTAATGCTACTTTATTCATTTGTGCCTCCTTAAACATAAAAATCACTAAAATTATATTTTAAAATCTAATTTACAAAAAAAATGACCTTATAATAAGCTGATTAAAGAGTTTTATCACAGGTAGCTATAAAAATTACCTTTAATAATAGAAACTCTTTAAATTAGCCTTTTGCTAGATTAGAGTGTATTTCCTTTCTTTTGCTCTCAAACTCTGCTTTTGTCAACTCTTTTGGGTTGACTTTTGTCTTGAAATAGTTTTCTGTATCATATACAGATTGAGTGAATGTTTTACCATAACTAGCTAATATTAAAGATTGTTCTAAATCTAACTTTAAGCCAAAATTATCTTCAAAATACCAAGTTATTGGTTTTTCTTTACCATAAACATTCTTTTCTGCTAACATAAAAGTTACATTTGAAGCCAATAGAGTTATATCTTTATCTCTACACTTTTGCCTATGAACCTCATTTCCAACTTTATAATCAAAACCATAAGCCAATGATTTAGCCTTTAAATCATCTATTAGATTCATATAGTCTTGATATTCTCTTTCACTATCTAACAGCCACAAACCTTTTTCCTTGTTCCAACTCAAATACTTTTGATTTCCACTTGGTTTTGGCACTGTTATAATTTTCTTATCTTTTATTATTTCTCCATCTTCCAATGTAACATCTATTCCAGCTCTTACTTTTTCTTCTCTTGTCATTTCTCTTAGTATGTCATCTTTATAGATGGGGTATTGATAAGATACATCAGTTACTATTACATCACTTGTATATGCTGGAAAGTATGAAAGAGGTGATTTTATGACATCTTCTAAACTTTCTGCATATACAGAAAAAATTAATTTATCTTTTTTATAAAAATTTATTGTTTTCATATCAATTTCTCCTTTCAAAAATTTAGTATTTCAGGTTATCTGTTCCTTCACAGATAGATTTTTAAAATGTGTATAGATTGGAAAATCTATCAATATCTGATGGTACTGAAATTTTAGTAAAAAATTTTTCTAATAAAAGTAACTTTACAGTACGAGAAATTATTTGGACAGAAGAAGAATACAGAAAAGCTATTAAAAACTATGATTTTATTAGTCTATATTTTTCTTCTAGTTATATTTCTATTCAAGGTCCTTTACTTACTAAAACGACAAGACCTTATGTTTCAATCCCATCAGCAAATGGAAATACGTTTTATCTATTTCTTGCAGAAGATAAAGATTTTATAAGAGTTATAAATACAGTAAATTTTAGTCCTATTAGATGTAATGAACTAAAAATTTTTGGATTTAAAATTAGATAAAAACGTCGGTTGTATAGATACTAAATGAATTTAAGCTAGCTATAATATTTCCATTATTTACAAAAATTAAATATAAGCAACATTAATGGTAGCATTTCGAGGATTACTCGAAGGTACAATGTGCCCAATAGCTGCGGTATCTGATTCATAATTGTATGTAACATATTCGCAATAACCAGAAGTCTGTGCTGCACTTATAGATACGATAGTAGAATTTGAAGGAATTCCAATTTTGTTTTTAAAATTGCTGATTACAATTTCTGAAAAAACTAATATTCCGTTCTGTATTACTAAAGAGTCTTGTGTTATTATAGAATAACTTTTAATTTTGATTAGATTTTCCAATCTATCCAAAAGTGAGTTATTATCCAAAGGAACAAAGTTAGATACATTTGCAGATACATCTGAATTTTGATTTAAACACTTATACATTTTTCTGGTATTCCTGTCATAATAGATGTAATTTATATCTTTAACTCCTGGTTCTTGTATATCACCACCATATCCAACACATCCTGCTAATCTAGCAAGCATCATTCCCTCTAATGCTTTTCCTTCTTCTGTTCCAAATTGCACTATACCTGCTTTTTTTCTTGTTGCTCCTTCTTGTATTTTTGCTACTTTATTACTTAAATCTTCTGTTTCCTTATCTATCAACTCTGCATTATGATTAAAATTTTCTACATCATAATACTCATTCCCGCTAGGTTTTATTAATCTTAAATGCTTTGTATAATCTGACATCTGTTATCTCCTTTCATTGTAAATTTCTTTATGAGTTTTTGTTTTTAATTCATCATTTTTGAAATTATTTATTTCTAAATGTTTGTGGTACTTTCCTGCTACTTCGCTATCTTCATAAAGCCTTGTGTCATAAATTTCTTTATGAGTTTTTACTTTTAAATTTTTATGAAGTAAATATGCTACTTGATTATGTGTGTTGTATCTAAATTCAATACTAAAATTCAAATGAGCAGGTTTATTAATATGAATAAAGTTTTTAAAGTTATCTAAGTTAGATGGTATCCCAACAACAGAAGTAAACTTAATTATGAAAGAATAATCATTGTAATTTTCAATAACTTCAATTTCTCCATTTGTGAATATCTTAGCTTGTTCTTTTAAAACATGAGGTGTAAAGATATTTTTTGATAGTAAAGTATAAATAATTCTGTCTTTTCTATCCTGTAAACTCCAACCATTTTTATAGTCTAACTCCATAAACCTTTCATAATTTGCTATTTGCTGTTCATTAAAAAAAGCTATAAATAATAGCTCCTTGTATTTTTGTATATCATTTTTAGCACATTCACAGATTAAATCTAGTGTTCTAATTAAATCTTTTTGTAAACTGTTTCTAGCTATTTTAGATACTTTTTTTATTAATCTATCACTCATTTATAACCACTGTCCCAACTATCAATATCTCATCTTCTGCTATTTCTAAGTTAGAATTAGAATTGTTTACTTTTACAAAGTTATCATTTATTCCCTTTATTTCTAAAATAGCTTTCTCTAAACGATTGATAGATAATATTGTTTTATTAGCTTTTTCAAAGGTAGCACTTCCAGTTTTTATAACAGCTTTCAAAAGAGATTCAATCTTTTCTTTTATATCTGATATGGAAAAGCCTGTTTTTAATGTAACTTGTATACTCACATTTATATTTTTAGCAGTAAAACTATCAACTGTAACATCAGCTCCAACTGGTCTACCATCATCTCTCTGTATTCTTTCTCTTACTTTTTGAATTAGACTTGAGTCTGCAATGTCATTATTATAATTAGCAATTAGAACTTTAACAGTTCCGTTTCCATTCCAAAGAGGTTTTACTAAGACTTTTCCAACTCCATCGACTTGCTTAGCCCATTGCTCATAATCATAAATGTTTCCACTATGAGCTGGTCTTGTTGCTTTTTCCTTAGCTCTTGCAACCAATACAGAATTAGGTTCTTTATCATAACCATTTATAATCTCTTTTTCATTTATAACACTGTAAATATTAATATTTTGAATTTCAAAAGTTGTAATTTCTCCTATTGCAGCATTACCTATTTTTCCTTCTGATAAGCATTCTATTTCTATTTCTGCAATTCCAGTTGGACTTAAATATTCTTTTCTTAAAGATTTGTACTTTATCCCATCTCTGTTTAAAAATATTGTATTTTCTTCTATAACAGAGTTTGCTCTTCCAGTTACTTTTACAGTACCTTTTGCTTTAGTTCCTAATCTTCTTGTAATCCCAAACATTAACGCATGTTTGTCAACATATTCATCTTCTGTTGCAGTATCAATAAAAGTTTGCTTTTCCCAAAATTCTAACTCTTTGTAAACTTCTTCTGCAGTAATTCCAAATGTCGCAGCAATATCAAAATTGAAAGTACCTTCCATTTTTGAAAGTGGGTTTTTAAGATTATCCAGGAAATTATTTCTTAATTCTATTCTATCTTTCACATTACACCTCCATTTCTAGCTCCCCATACACAGTCTTAACATTAAAGGTTATCTGTGGAACATATTCTTCTTCATTGGATATCTCAAAATTATAACATTCTAAAATATATGGATTTACTAGCAATGTATCTCTAATTTGATTAATCATTAATGCATCTTTTACAGATTTTTGATAGATAGTACCAATGTTAGTTTCTAACTCACTTCCGTAATTATCGCTGTGCACATCTGTATATCTAAATCTTTCAGTTTTTAATGCTTTAAATATCCATACTTTTAAAGCTTCATTTTTCTCTAAAACTTTTATATCATTTCCTTCCTTGATATATTCTCCAGTTTTAAAATCTATAGCATATTCTTTAAAAATTGGCATTTCTTCGGCTTCTGTTTCTGTCTTTTCTAGAAAAATATTAAAATCTTTTTCCACATCACACCCCCTCTATTGCTCGACTTGGCATTTTTACTATTTTTGTTACAACTACATAATATACTCCTAAGATTAAAACTAAGACTTCATCTCCTGCTTTTAGTGTATCTTCAAACCAAATATCCTTATGAGATTTATAGGTACCACTACCTTCAAACTTACCTTGTCCTTTAATACTTGGTATTTTATGTGTATGTCTATTTGGTTCAGCTTGTGCAGTAGATGTGGTATTTCCACCTTCTCCTGTACTTTCATATTTAGACATATCCACTTTTATTTCATCTATAATTCCATCAATTTTATAATCTCTATGATAATGAGGCAAAAGGTAATTACTGCAATAAATCTGCTCACTAGGTATAATTTCCCCATTAAATTCAATAGTCAAGTTTGGGGGTGAAGTAACTACCGCTGCTTTTATGATAGATGTTCCTTTTGTAGCTTGTCCTATCATTTCACCTATTATTAATCCTAAATCACTCATTTCTTTTTATCCCACCCTTCTGAAAATAACTCATTTATTTTATCTTTCTTCTTTGCTTTTTTACCTTTTTTCTTTTTGTTTTTCTTAGCCTTTTCTTTGTTCTCAAATTCTACTTTATCCATAACATTTTCAAAAGATAACTCAAGATTACAAAAATGAGTTTCTCCCTCAAATATATGAGTGTCGGATTTAACTAAGAAATCTCCAACAAGTCCTGTGTGTGGCTCTTGTATTCCGATGTTGTATCCTGCTTGAATTAATATGTTTCCTAAACAATATATTCTTGCACTCTTTTCTACACTTTTTAACATATCCTTAGCATTTGCTATATTATCTACATCTTTTTCATACTCCATAACCTGTTGAAATAGTCCATATTTCTTTTTATCTTCTGCATTTTCAACTTTATTAAGTATTTGCTGCTTCTCTTTTTCTACCTTATATATAACAATTTGATTTATCATATTCTCTATGCTTTCTTCATATGAAGATGTGGAAATGTTATCGGCACTTGTCAAAAGAACATCTGTATAAGTTCCTTGCTCAACTATATCTATTGCTTGTTCGTTACTCACAATAGAATAAATCTTTTTGTTTTTTCTGTGTTGAATAGTATAGGCATTCAATATAATTTCATACCCGCTTCTATCAATAGCTGGATATGTGCAAGTAACTTCATCTTTTGGAATTTTACCTACCTTTAAATTAAGTTCTCCACAGATTTCTTTTAATATTTCTGACGGTTTTTTCTGAAAAAAGTTTTTAACAAAGTTATTTTTATTCATATAAATAGAATTATCATATGCATAAAAACTTTTTATATCAGTTTCACCTTTTCTAGAATGAAAAAATACTTTTCCAAAAAATAATTTTTCATCTTCATAAGAAAATACAATTTCATCTCCTATATTGGTTATAATATCTCCTAGATACTCAACTTCTAATTTTCTTGCAGTTCCGTGAATTGCCCCACTCCAAATAACTCTAGTAAATATATTTTTATATTCTTTTCCATTCACATAAATCTTTACTTTTTCCATATATTTACCTCTCTAATAGTCCTCTTGCTACATCTGTTAAATTTTTGTTTTTTTCTATCTCTACAAGAGTTATCTCCACATCTATATCTCCAGTTCTTTCAGTAACTGAAAAATATAAAGTTTGGATATAGCATTTAAAGAAAATATTAAACTCTGGAATAATTAAAGTTAATTTTTCCTTATCATTCTTTAACTTTTTTAAGGTTTCCATACAATTTGTTGGAGTTGTAGATAATACAAAATTAAAAAAAGGAGATTTCATAGCTGGAAAAAATGTTGAAAAACTAATCTTTTCTACTTTTCTATTGCCAATTAAAGTCTTTTCTCCTAAATCAATTATTCTTATAACTTGCAAATCCTGCTCACTCTCTATCCTTAAATCTAATGGTGGAACTACAAAGAAAAAAGGAGTATTAGTGCTATCTTTAACCAGAATAAATGTTGGTCTCATAACATCATCTCCTTTACTTTGTTACCTGTACAAAATTTCTTAATTCTGCCATTATTTTTTGTTTAGACATTTCTGCTGTTTTCTCTATATCAGCTTCATTTTTTATTACAACTCCACCCATATTAACATTTACTTGAGGAGAGAATGTAGTTGACAGAGGAGATACAGGAGCTTTAAGTCCTAACTTCTCACTAACTTTTTCTAAATCCGTCTTTTGGCTTATATTTATTGTCCCGAGAGGTCTATTTAAAGAGTTAGCAGTTTTATTTTTCTGCACTGTTTGTTCTTTTGCTAATTCTTCTGGACTTAATTTAGCAATTCTTCTTCTTTCTTTAAAATCTTCTTCTGTTTCTTTCATCAACTGCTCTATTCCTTTTCCAGAATTTTTATTATCTCTTAGCTTTTCTTTTAGCATATTTTGTTTTATATACATTATATTTTCATCAGTATCAGTTTTGCTATTTCTTAAATCCATTGTTTCTATATCTTTTTCTGCTTGTGCATTAGCTTCATCCCAAGAATATCCTTTTGCTTGGTATTCTTTTCTTAATTCCCATTTATTTTTAGTTCTTCCTAGTTTTTCTCCTGCCCAGTCTCCAACAAATTTACCTGCTTTATATGCAGCATAACTTCCTGCAACATATTTCCCAGAACCTGGAAAAATCTTTTCTGCCATAGCGGCTGCTTTCAATGCAGCAAAACCTTTTATAGCCTCAGCTGTAAGAGCAAATATTCTATTAAAATAAGCCTCCACATTTTCTGTGTTAAAAGTACCTTTTGAGTTTAACTCAGCCATTTTATCTGTAAATTTATTTATAAAATCTACTGCTGTTGGTGCTAACCCTTCTCCAATAGATATTTTTAAATCTTCAACTGCACTTCTAAATTGAGCTATTTTATTTTTTGTAGTGTTCCCCATTTCTTCTGACATTTTATCAGTTGCACCAGTTGCATTTAGTATTGCTTTCTCTGCTTTTTCTATTCCTTCCTTTGAAGTTCCTAACAGATTATTCATTAATTTTAAACCTTCTGTTCCAGCAATAGTAGCTAAGAAATAGTTTCTTTGTTCCTCTGACATTAATGCTAGTTTAGGTTTTAATTCTTCTATAATTTTTCTAAGTCCTTTAAATTTCCCATTATTATCATAAAGAGTTACTCCGACTTTTTTCAAAGCTTTATCCATATCAGGAGTTGTTTTTGAAAGTCTTGCATAAATTGCTGCTAAGTTTCTTCCTGCTATAGAACCTTTAAGCCCACTGTCTGCTAATAATCCTAAAATGATATTTGTTTCTTCTAAACTTTCAAAGTTTTTTGAAGTAGATGCCACATACTTATAAGCTTCTCCTAATTGTGCTATACTTGTATTTGTGTTGTTAGCTGTTGCAGCCATAACATCCATAAACCTATCTGCATCTTGTAATGTTAATCCAAAAGCACTTATATTATCTGTAAGAAGGTCTGATGTACTAGCTAAATCTTCTCCAGAAGCAATAGAAAGTTTTAAAAGTTTTGGTGTCATTTCTAATACTTCATTAGTTTTCATACCCGCCATCGCTTGATACATTTGAGCTTGTGCCACTTCTTGTGCTGTAAATCTTGTACTTCTTCCAAGTTCTCTTGTTTGAGCCATTAACATATTTTCTTCTGCTGCTGTTGCTCCCATAATAGCTTTATTTCTTTTAACTTGATCTTCTAAATCAGCAAAAGCTGTTAATGAACTTCCAGCAATAGCTCCTATCCCAGCAAGTCCACCAATAGTAACTGCTCCAAATTTATTAAGCCCACTATTAACTTTTTCCCAGTTCATCGATTTAGCTTTTTGATAAAGTCCAGCAAGTCCTTTTTCTGCTTTGGATATTACAGCTGTAAATTTATCTTTAAGTTCCAATCTAGCACTTAATACATGTTCCAAATTCTCACCTCCAAATAAAAAAGAGGAGCTTTTATACTCCTCTTAGTGTTTATTATTAAATATATTTTTTAAATTCATCAATCATATGTTCAAAGTATCTGAAATTTGGAATTTCTTTATTACAATACTTTGCTTTTTCATGAACCCAGTATCCATTTTGTTCTGTCTTTAAGTTATATTTATTAGAAATTATTCCTATTTTTTGAACAGATACTCCTAATTTTTCTGCTATTTGAGTGGCAGTTATAGTCCTGGCTTCCACTTCTGGTGGCGGAATTAACTCTCTACCTGTCAAAACTTTTGTTGCTTCAGATACTAATATTTCTTTATATCTTTCACTTTTTGAGAATGGTATTAAAGATTTTAACATTTTAGCCATTCTTACATTTGCATTTTTTTCCATTATTTCAAGTCTTTTATCTTTGTCTATACTTGATTTAATCTCTTTTAATTTAAAATATCCTTTAACTAATTGTCTTTGTATTTCCCAACTTAAATCATCTGTAAATGTTTTAACTAACATCAGATATCCACTTTCAGTAAATAAAACTATTTCTTTAACATTATTAGGGATAAAATCCTGAATGGAAATTTTTCGTTCAGAAATTTCTGTTCTATTTATTAAGAAATAATCTTCTCCTAAGATAAACTTGCTCCTATTATTATTAAAATTTTTTGTAATATCATTTACTTCTCTATTATGAACCTTTGCTATATCCCAAACTGTAATTACTCTTTCTTTTTTATATTCTTTTATACCAAGTTCTACATTATTTATTTTTACTAATTTATTTTCCATTTTTAAACACCTCTTGTACCATTTGATTTAATTTTTTACTTATTTCACTAGCCATATCTGTTAAATGTGCAAAACCTTTTCTATAATTTGAAATAGCATAATTTTCGCTAAATATAGCTTCCTCCATAGCCAGTAATAAATCATCTAAGGCTTCCATTTTTAAACTTAACTTTTCTAACTCAAATTTGTCCATAATTAAAAAATACTCCTTTCAAAATTATAATTGATAGAAGTATCCACTTATGATATAATAGATTTCATAAGAGGGTAACTTCTTGGCAAATAAAGTATTGTGAACTTTGGACGGTGTAGCAATACTTTATTTTTTAATTTGTTTGTAAACTTCATCTAACCCTTTCATCAAAACATCAGTTTTTGTCAAACTTAATTTTTCTGAACATTCTTTCAATTTTTTATCTTCTTCTTCATTAAGTCTAATCTCTAATCTTCTATTTCTTGGATTATTTGTAGGTCTACCCATTTTGGCTTTCATTTTGCACCTCCTAACTTTCGCCTGTACAAATATAATAATATATTTACGTGCAAAAGTCAAGAGAAATTTTTAAAAATTAAAAGAGAGGTTTTACCCTCTCTTAAACATTATTTGTTTAGCCTTTAATCCATAAAAAGGCAATCATAATAGGAAAACAAATAGCCAATATTATTCCTAATGCTTTGAAAAAACCTACTCTGTCAATCCAATCAGCAAACTTATCGTGAAGATTAGCTGCAGCCTCTTGAACATCATCATTTTCTCTAATAGATTTTCCAATAGATTTTAAAGAACCAGATACAATTCCTACAATTATGGCAACCATTCCTACAATTCCTAGAATAAGCCCAATTTCCATAGAAATAATAGAAAAAACAATAAAACCAGATATAAGTAAAACAATTCCCAACAAGAACATAAACCTTTCCTCCTAAAATGAATTTAATATTCAATATTATATCATTATTCTTTTAAAAGATACATATAAAATAAATCTTTTTCAGAAAGTTTTCTAAGTTCTTCTAATTTATGTCCTCTATTCAAGTAATGAGCGACTGTACTTAATTTCCAGTCGCTCTCAATTAGTTTTTTGTTTCTTCAACTAAACTAACTAGATCAGTTTCTCCGTATCCAGAAACAGTTAAAATAAAATCTGCTAGTTTATATACAGTTGGATCCTTTAAAACTTTTGCTACAACTTGCGTTGGTTTAGATCTACATCCTAGTTTATCTATTAGTTTATCATCTCTAAAAACAGGACAAGAATTATAGATAACTTCTAAATCCTTATCTTTCTCTTTAGATAAGATCAAATCTAAATAATCTTCTTTATTTAGCAACTCACACTCAATCTCTCCATCAAGTTCTTTTATGTGGATTTTAACTTTTTTTCTTTCTTCATTATTTATTTTTTTACTATTTTCAAGTAACATTTCAGCAGTAACTAGCATCCAAACCTCCTATTTTATATCATTTTCATAAGCCAAATCCTCTGGAGTAAATCCAAATGGGTATTCTTCCTCAACTACTTCTCCTTTTGTAATGTTGATTAAGTCTATTGAATTAAACCAAACATTATCTAAAGAAATTCTTTCTTCTTGCTTTCCAGGTGTATCAGGGTCTGATAAGTTAGTAACTATTCTAACTCTGACATCATTCCCTTTCACTAATTTTTCAAGTATTTTTTTACCTCTAGAATATACTTTTTCAAGAGTAACACTCCCTTCACCTTTTAAAGCTACAATTTTACTATCCACAGATAGCCCTAACTGTACATCTTTTCTATCTGCTGTTACTTTTGCATTTACTTTTGTAAATTCAGCAACTTTTTCATTATCTATCCAAAGAGTGCCATGTGCACCAGCAATAGTATGATAACCTCTTATTGTTGTATCTGCCATTTTTACCTCCTATTACATTTTAATAATTAAGCTAAGATTTGCCATAGTATCAGAAAATCTAACATCTCCAGTTAAGAATACATCATCACCACTATGATATTTTAAAATTTCCATTTCTGTTAATTCATCTGGATCTTTTCCGTCTAATACAACTAATCTTTTTTGTGCTTCATAATCTATTTCTATCATATTGTTATAGTCACCATTTAAAACATTTGGAGCCATTTCTTTAAAATAAACTTTTGTAACATTAGAACAGAAGTTCATTTTATTGTTATAGTCACATATATAAATACCTAGCCAGTAATTTCTAAATGTATCTTTGATGTCATCAGTTACAAATCCCATTCCTTCAACTACTTTTATTTTTCTAGTATCTTTTTTCCAAATGCTATCAAAAGTAGTTTTTGAATTTACTCCATAGTTTACTCTAACTTTTTCATCATCCATATAAAGAGAAAATTTACCTAACTTAGGCTCAAAGTATTCAACTTCTGTTAAATCACTCATAACTTTATTGTCAGCAGATCTATTAATTGGCATTCCAGCGATAAGTCCTGCAATTGCTGCTGTATATTCTTGAGCAGTAAAATCTCCATAAATAGATTTATATGTTCCTGGATTAGCAAGTTCTACAATAGCAGCATGATCAGTATTATTTGCAAAACTAGATATATATTTTACATTTTTACCAATAGCTCCATCCTCTCCAAATACTTGTTTTGTCCAAGTTACAAGTTTTTGGTCATCAGCTTGTTCTGCCTGAGGATAAGCTAACCAGTGCATTTTTCTTTGCTTAAATTCACCTAAAGCATCATCTAAGTTCTCCCCAGTTTGCAACACTCTTACTAATACTTTTTTAGCTCCATAGTGCATTGCTAATTTAATGTATTTAACATTCTTAGCATCCCATTCTTTATCCTTCAAATCAGCTATAGTTTTCAATGTAACCCATTTAGTATTTTTTTTAGTATCTTTTAATATTAAACAAGCAATTCCTCTAGCACTTCTTTGTATAGCTGTTCTAGCCAAAGTTTCAAATGCAACCTTCAAATCAGGGAATGGCTTTATTTGTCCTACTTCATTTCCCATTAATTGCTACCTCCTTCTTTAAATCTCAATTCTAAATCTTTCATAAGTTCATAATCATAAGGTTTTCCATATAAATCATATAAACTTAGAGTAAATACATAATGACCAACTCTATCTACAATAGTTATATCTGTATTTCTTAAAGTTAGATATCTATTCAATACATGTAAAACCTTTTTACCTTCTATTTCTAAAGCATTATCCAAGTTTTCTAAATTCTCTAATATTTCAGCATTAGTAAGCTTTCCATTAGTTTTTGGATAATAGATAATATCAATATCTATTGTTTTTAATTCTCTATATTCAGAGTTAAATTCTTTCTTATAACTAACTAAATCTATATAAAAACAAGGTTTTTTGACATTGTCTATATCCTCACTATAAGGATTTACTTTTAACTTTTCTGAAATAATCTTATTTAATGTGTTTCTTATATCTATCCATTTCATTTCTTTATCAATCCTCCATAAAAATTTTTTAAATCTTTATAGAATTTTATTTGTCTCATAGCTACTGCTGTTCTAAGCATAAATCTACCTCTGACAAATTTGGTTTTACTTCTTCCAGTTCTATGTCCATACTCAACATGAGGTGGCATAATCAGTCATAGAAAAAATAATCTGTGTAAAGTTTTTTCCAGTTAATCTTCTTCCATTTTCTCTTTGCCAAGAGTTCTTTAAGGTTCCCGTATCAACTGGTGTTAAATCTTTAACATCTTTCTTTAATTCTTCTGCCTGTAGCATTAAAAATCTTTCAGTAGATTTTGGAGCTTGAGTTTTTATTTCGTCAAGAATTTTGTCAAGCTCTTTAACCCCTTTAAGCTCCATAATCCACCTCATTTTCAGATACTTCAGTTAAAACTATCTCCTTGTGTTTTATTATGTTGTATGCCAAAGGTTTTGATGCTTTGAACATATAAATAGCTCTATCTGCTTTTCTAGTAACTTTTAATAAATCATTTTGTTTTATATCTACATCTAAGCCAACAAATAACTTATATTCTTGCGAACTACTGTTGACTGGTCCAGGTAAAACTCCTCTCAATAACTTTTGTGAAAGTCTACAAGGAATATCTTTTAATATTTCTCTTGGTTCTTCAAAGGCTCCACCATGTTCATCTGTAATAGTAACATAACGAATAACTGTAACTTTATCGCTGTGTAACTTATCTAAAATACTCATACAGTACCAACCTTTCTAAATCTAAATAATTGGTTTTTTAAAGATAAAAACATTTCATCAGTTGTGTTATTAGATGTGTTGTATTCTATTGTGGTATCACCTTCAGTAACTTTTGAAATATTTCCCTGTAATTCAGTTTCTTCGATAGTTTTTAATGCCAAATGCTCTGCAAATGGTTCTATTAATTCTTCTGGAAAATCATCTCTATTCATAAAATTTAAAGCTTTTCTAACTAAAATTGTTACTCGAATTTTCAAAATAGCCTCGTTGTTAACAGTTGCTAATTCTTTCACTTTTTCAATTATGTTGTTGTAAATTTCTTCCATATCTAACCTCCTAATATGATAAAAGCAGGAGTTTTTATTCTCCTGCCTCAGTCACAAGGTTATTATTTCTTAATATTTCTATTTCATTTTCATTTGATGTTGAGTAAACTCCATCTTTGAACTGTATAGAAGTTCCAGCTATAATTAAGTTTTTATAACTAGATTCAAAAGTTATTTCTTTTGCTGTTTCTTTAGTAGTTATTTCTTCCACTTCTTCATTTTGCTTTTTGTTATCTTTTGCCATTACAACCTCCTAAGATATTTTTACATTTTTAACATGTACTTGAAACGGTAAATTCTTTATTTGGTGAGCATATTCCCCATGTAAGAAGTAATTATCCGCTAGAGCAGTTTTAGCTCCTACTTCTTCTTTTATTGAGTATAATTGTCTTAAACTAACATCATTTAAGTTAATTAATAAAAATTCGTTTGGTGCTAGAGATGTAGCTGGAAATACAGATACTGTTCCTGATGTTGTGACTATTTGTTCTATTGTAGTTCCTGTTACTTTATCAGTTATATTTGATCTAACATTATCTTTATTTAATTTATTAATAGTTCTTAAAATTAAATAAGGAACACATAAAAAATATTTATTTGCTTTTAAATTAGCAGAACCAGGATTTCCTTTGTCCACTATTGCTTTTACAGCATTATCTAATAAATCTAATGTGAAAGGTTGATTATTAGCATCTAAAACTATTCCATGTTCTTTAATTAAAGATTTAATACCTCCAGACATTCTTATTTTACCATTTACATATTTAACACCATTTAAAAGTTTATTTTCCATAATTCCTAGCATCTCATCTTTTTTCTTTTGAGATTCTAACTCTCTTACAGAAAGTCCACTTTGTCCATGTGGGTTTAAATGTTTAGCTGTTTCAGTTACTTCATATTCTTCATATATGATTCCTGTGTTATTTGTGATATGAACAGGTAATCTAACAGAAGACTTTTTAAGTTCTCCACCTTCTTCCATTTCTATCCCTAAACTTTGAACTATTGTATTTGCTACTATAGTTCCAGCAGTAGAAGTTGTTCCAGCATATCCTCTTATAACATCTGCTTTGTTATCTGTTTTTACATTTGTTATTTTTACAATTTCATCTCCAATTGATAACAAAGCATCTTGAACTAAAATATCTTCATCTACTACTTGAATTTCAGTTACTCCAGCATTCAAAGCAACTTTTAAACTAGAAGTTACCTTTCTTTCATAGTGATCTATCCATTCTATTGTTGTAGATGTTGTTTCACTTGTTCTTCCACCTCTTAGAACATGAGATACAATAGGTGAATTATTAGGATTTACTAATTGTAATTCATCTAAAATATCATTTGATATTATTTGATTTGTTGAGTTTAATTGTTTATCTATTTTTCCTGCCATTATTCATTACCTCCTGAGTTTTCTAATTCTTGTTTTGCTCTTACATAATTAGCTCTGTCTATATCAGAACCACTTTCAAAAGCTTTTTTCTTCAATTCTTCCAATTGAGCCTTTTTATCAGCTCCTCCATTACTACCACCATTCATTGCTCCTGGTACTCCACTAGCACCAAGAGATTTTACATATTCTCCCATTGTTTCTGCAAAACCTTTTACAGATGCTTCTATTTCTTCTTCATTAGTACCTGATATTCTGTCTAAAAATTTATCTGGCATTTTATATTTTGCTAATGTAGCTCTCTTGATTTCATCTGTCTTTATTTTTGAGAGTTCTGCATTCTTTGCATCTAAGTCTTTTTGAATTTTATCAATTTCTTTTTTGTGCTTTTCTTCTACAGTAAGATTAGCATTTTTTATTCTTTCTTCATAATCTTCAATAGTTTCATCATGCTTTCTTTCAAGTTCTTTTTTGGCTTTCTCAAATTTTTCATTTTCTCTTTTAAGTCTAGTTTCTATCATTTTATCGACTTCTTCTTGAGTAAATGTTTTTGGTTCTACTGGTTCTGCAAATAGTTGAATATTAAGTTTAAATCTTTTCATTTTATCCTCCTGTTTAAAGTCCTGTTTGACTATATAATATCCAGAAGTTTAATGTCCTCCAGTACGACAATATTTATCTTTGTGCCTCCTTTCTTTGCAATAAAAAAAGCACCTAGTTTTTAGCTAAGTGCTTTTGAGTTAATTATTTTATTTAGTTCTTTCCTTAAAAAAGTCTTTCCAGTAAGGGTTTTCTTTATCAAATATTTCTTTTTGTTCTGATGTTAAATTGTACGGATAATCTGCAAATAAATTAAAAATTTTTATCTTATCAAAACTAAACATATACTTACCAACTGAATCTAAATCATCTATCCACCATATTTTATCGTTTTTATTATTCTTATAAAAATCACTTAGCATATCCACCTTCTCCTTTCTTTTGCTTATCTTTAGTAGTGTTTATATAACCTAATAAGTTTTTAAATTCCTCGCTATTTTTACAAGAATCTACATCTATTAAAACATTTGATTTTTCAAATTTTATACCACTAACAGAATAGGAAGTTTGGCATTTAAATCTAGTTTTTAAAACAGAGCTGTCTAATTTTTTAAACCCATTTTCTGTTGCCGATTGCAACTCTAAGTATTCAAAGCCTTTATCTCCTCTTCTTATTATCGCAGCATGTTTACCTGTTGCTAGATAATATTCTTTTTTTTCTTTTACAAAAGTAAGCAACTCTTTAACAGCCTTATAATCATTTGATTTTTTTATGACTTTACTTTCAATTCCATCTAAATTAGCAATTTCAACAATGTTTCTCATTGTAGCAAAGATTTCGGTAGATATACCACCTCTAAAATCTAAAACATCGTATCCATTTCTGTTCCCTATATAAGCAAATCCTAGAGAAGAACAAGAACCATTTGTTTGGTCTCCTCCACCTAATTTTTTAATTATTTCTTCTGTTGTTAATTCTTTTTGTAGTTTTTTAACCTCATTATACTCTACTTTATCATTTTGAGCCCATGCCATTGTAAATGTATTAGGTACTGGCTCTTTACTTTCTTTAGTTATACTCTTATTTTCATCATTTGTCAATGGTTCATTATCATTATTATCTTTTCCTCCCATTTCATCTCGGGCTTGTTTAGCTAAACTTTCATAATCAATAATTGGAATAGTTGTACTCCTGCACCTTGGGTGCATTGGGGGATAATTAAGACCAACTGCAATTTTTTTTATTTCAAATATTTCTCCATTTAACTCTGAACAAATTTGACTGGTCCTGCTGTCTAATGTAGCACTAAACTCATATTTTTCTATTCCAGCTTCTTTGTATCCATCCAAAGTAGCTTGATTTAAAGTATAATTAACTTCTGTTCTTAAAAGTCTTTCAACATCATTCTTTTTTGCAGTCTCAAACCTTTCAGAAACTCTTTTAGTCATAGTTTGTAGATTAATACCTTGTATCATTCCATTAACTATTTCTCGCTTTACTGTTTGTGCTAATTTATCTGTATTACTCCAAAGCCTTTGAGAAAAGTTTGCTCCACTCCAAGGTCTGTCTAAAACTGTTTTTATTTTTTCAGGACTAACTATAACATTAACACCTAAATCTTTTGCCACTTCTGTATAAGTATCTCTGTAAATTGATGTCAAAGTATTTTTAGCTAATCCATCAACATTATCCGATACTTTTATAAGCTCCATATCAATTTGAGCTCTAAGACTATCTAAGTGGCTCATACGACTTCTGGCAGCTAAGGTCTCAATCTCTAAATAGAGTTTTTTAGCTTCCAAAGGTGCAGTTTTTAAAAGTTTATTATATTCAGCCATATAATCATGTAAATCTTTTTTCCAAACTTTGTATTCATCACCTTTTAAAAGTTTCAAAGCATCATGATAACTTAAATTGTTATCCTTCATATAAGTTGTACCTATTCTACTAAGCTCTTTATTTATATTTTGCTTAGCCTTTTCAAGTGCAATCTTATATTCTTTTTCAATATCTTGTATTGTAGTGAATGCCTTAGCCTCTCTTTTAACTTGTCTTTCTTCCCAATAATCTCTATTCTTTTGAACCATTAGCACCAACTCCAATTGGAGTATTCATATCTTTTTCTGCATTGATATCTTCTTCAGCTTTTATTTTTTCAAGTTCAACTTTTGCATCTTCTATAAATGGCAATATAGATAAAATAGTTTCATGCGATACTATCCCTTGTAACTTTTGAGCAGTGTCTGCTGCTTCAACCAAATTCTTAGGAATATTTCTTGTAAAGACTTTTTGAATATCCTTTGGACTAATTTTTAAATTATAGAAATCTATCATAAGTTGCAATCTTTGATTAATTGCTTTTTTGAAATACATTTCCTTTTGTGCTGCTAACTGTTCTAATGCTAATAACTTATATCCAAGTGCAACTCCTGAGCTATTTCCTGAAAACTCTTTGTCTTGCATGTCAGGTATCATAGAAAATTTATGGATATCTTGGTTTAACCTATTTTTGTTATTTTGAGCATAAGAGTCATTAACTTGTTTAACAAGCCATTTAGCATCTCCTTGCTCATTGATAAGCATAACCTTATTTTTATTCATTCTTTCTATTTCTTCATCAGTAGTTCCACCCATATTAACTAAAACTAAGTATGCATCTGTAAAATCTTTCATATCATCAATAGCTGTTGAAGTAGCTTCATTATAGCCATCTATCAAAGAAATTACATTCTTAAAGTCTCCATTAGCTCTCTTATTATTTAAAAACTCAATAATTGGAACTTGGTTAAATCCATGTAGTTTAGTTTCTCCTGTTGTATATAGAACTTCTTTTTTATCACTTTCGGATAAGAACTCATAAGTTGTAACAGTAGTACTATCATAAACTTCTAATGTATAAACCCATTTATCTTCTTTATTTTTAGTTTTATCCCATCTAACTGCTGCAATTATTTCTTTTTTTACAGTGTTATCTCTTAAAATAAAACAATCCCTAGGATCTATAACTATATTTCCAATAGTCCTATCTACATCCATATACCAAAGTTCATAAGACTTTCCAAATACACTCAAATTTGAAGCATGTTCAAAGTTTTCTTGTTGTTCTTCCTCTGTTGCCAAATATTCAGATAATTTTTCAAAATCTTTTTTAAATTTATCATCTTGTAAAGCATAAGCTATTGGCTTTCCTAAAAAATAGGCTGTTGCAATAGTTGTAATATACTCAGGATAATTATTAATTAATTTAGTATCTTTTTTCTTATCACTTCTATCTTTCTTGTTTAAAATATTATGCTTTCCACTATAATAATCTTCCATTTTTTGTAATTCTGGCAATTCATTTTTTATAAAAGCTTCAAGTGCTTCTTTTAAATCTTGTACAGTCATTAATCCTCCTTCCTATCTTATTCCTAGGCTATTTCTATCTATTGTTCTTACAGAGTTATTTCTCATATAATCTTCCAATGCATATCTCATTGCGTCCATTAAATGGTTAAAATCATCAATGGGATTATTTACAGCTTTTCCAAATTTATCCTTATCCCAAGCATAGTTAGAAATCTCTGTTAAGAAATTTACACACCTTGAATGAATAAAAATTTTAAAATCTTGAATAAACTGTATTCCCGCATTAATGCTATCTTTACCTTTTTTAGATGCTTTTATTCTGTAAAGCCCTAAACCTTTCAAATGGTCTATACTTTTTGGTTCAGCACTGTCAGCAACTATAATTTCTTTTTTAAAACCTAGCTTTTCTATATTGCTATAAATAGCTGTGTTTTGCATTCCTTTTTGATATATTTCATCAAAAACATAAATTTCTTTTTGTTCTAAGTCTAATATCCCACAAAAAAAAGCAGCAGGGTCATTGGTATATCCAAAATCTAACCCAAATACTGCTTTTGCTTTTTGTCTTTTATTTAAAATTTCTCTCCAATCAAATTCTAACTCTTGCCAATTTTCATAGACAAGTCCATCTACTATTCCCCAGTTACCAAGTCCAGCAACTTGATATCTACGAGGGTTATTCTTTTTCATATTTTCAAATAGTTTCTTATCTGCTTCATCTAGCCACTCATTGCATAGATAATTAGTAGTTAAAGCTAAAGTATTTTCATCTTCTCTATCAAAGAATCTAGCTTTTAACCAGTGTCTTTCATTCCAAGGGTTAAAAGATATTATAATTTGCTTGAATAGTGGTTCTTCCACAACTCCTCTGATACTTTCATCAAGCATATTAAAAGCTGTTTCATCTGTTAGCTCGTATGCTTCTTCAATCCAACACCAGCACAATTGTCCAACTGGTACCGAAATTGATGTAATCTTTAATGGGTCATCAAAACCTCTAAATAAAATCTTTTGTCCAGTTGGTTTATATGTCATTTCAAGTGGACTTTCTTTTAATTCCCAGTAGTCTTGAACTTGAAATCTATTTATTGCCCATCTTAAATCTGAATAGCAACTATCTTTTAAAGTTCTAAAAACTTTTCTTACAACAAGAGTATTAGCATTTTTATATTTCATCATGTTATAGATTATCCATAAAGCTGTTGTCTTACTCTTTTTTGAAGCTCTTGACCCCTTAACTACCTTATACCTACCCTTGAAGTTCCAAAACGATTTATATCCATTTCCAACAATCTGAGGTAAACTTACTTTTATAAATTTATTCATCTAAATCATCTTCACCAACAATCATAACTGGCAAAGTTCCTTCAATTTTAGTTTTATCAGTAAATAAAGCATGTCTTTTTCCTAAGAGTTCCGCTGCTTTTATTCTTTCCTTAGCTGATACTTGCTTTTTCATTATCCTAGCAGAAGAAACTCCATCTCCTTCTCCCTCAACTACTACAACCTCTTCTTGTATTTCACCTCTCATCATTGCGGTTAAGTTCTGTAAAACTTCTTCAGCAGATGCTATTCTTTCAGATTCTAATTTTTGCATTAATTCATGAATATATTTTTTTAAAGCAGGTTTTGTAAGGTTTTCCTGCCCTATAACTCTTGATGTCTTTTTGCTATACCCAGCCTTTATTGCAGCCTCAGTAGCATTGCCACTAGCTACATAGTATTCACAAAAAGCCTTTTGTCTTGCATTTAATTTCAATGCTACTTCACCTCCAGTTTTATAAATAAAAAACTCCCACAACTGTGAGAGTATTGACGTTATTATGGCAGGTGCATATTGGGTTTTTCACCAATGTGAGACCAACTCTTCCGTCTAACCAACCTATTAGATTGATGCACCATAATTATTTAGACTTTTTTATAGTAGAGTCTTGAACTACTTCAATATTTAGGTAAGGGAGAAATTATTGAACCCTTAGATAGCCAAGAAGGATTAACTTCTTATAGCCAAGTCATCTAAACTTATTTCATATGCTACCATACTATCACATTTTTTTTAGCAATAAAATAGCAGCATTTTCGCACCTTTTTCGTGGCATTTTCGCATTTATTAAAATTCTATTAATCTTTGGGTCTTAAAATGTATCTCCAAAGCCTCTAGAATTCTATTTCTCATTTTGTATGTATTAGCTATATGAATATCTAACTTCTCAGCTATTTCCTCATAAGTCATTTTGTCAAAATATTTCATTTGGATAAAGTTATAATCTTTATGGTCTTTAACCATACTCAAACACTCATCTATTCTGAATATTATTTCTTTATAACGACTTATGTTATTAGAAATTCTTTGTTTTAATTCTTCTATCTGTTCTACTTCACTTTTATAATCATAGCTGTTCCCACCTTGTCCACCAGGTCCACATGATTTTTTTATTTGTGGATTTTTTAAATTTTCTATTTCTACTTCTATCCTTTTCTGATATTTTGGATAGTTTCTTAATATTTCTTCCATTTTTCTAAAAACAATCTTTTGCTCTTGTGTTGCCATTATCTCACTTCCTTATATAATTCTTTAAATTCATCTTCATCAAAAACTCTATATTCAAAATATTCATCTTCTACTACAAAATCTCCAAATCCTACACTTTCATACATATCAGTATTATCATATAGTTCAAATTCAAAGTAGCCTTTTTCAATTATACTTTTCACTATATCTTCATCTTTTCCGAGATGAAGAAAATATTTATATTGTCTAACAAATTTTAAGACTTCAATTATATTATCTTTTGTTAATTGTATCGCTTTTACTTCCACAGGCTTTTTAACATATTTCTTAATCATATTTCTTCTCCTGCTAAATTTTGTATAAAAACTTTCAATGTTTCAAAATTTTCTACTTGTAATCCAAACTTATCATTTTCTCTTGTAAAATGGAAAAAATCATCACCATAATAATTTATATTTACAAAATCATCTCCAACCATATAACTTACAACTTTCTCCAAATCTATTATAATTATTCTTTTATCTGTTGTTTTTATTTTTAAGTATTTCATTATCTCACTTCCTTATAAGTTTATTGTTTCTATATTAGAAACTGTAAAAAATGTAGGTTCATATCCAAACTCTTTTTGAAAATCTAAAATAACTTTTTTTAATCTTTCTTCAAGTATTTTTTCATCTTTTTCTGTTAAACACATATAATTTTCTGCAAATTCTCCTACATCATCATAAGCCTTATTTTGTAATCCATCCGCAACATAATTAGCCAATCCGCTACAATCTTCTTTGTATTTGTTTACTACTCCAATATAGATAATTTTATTATTAGTTTTTGCATCTTTTCTTGCATCTGCAATTGCTTCTTCTTTACTATCATATTCACAACCAAAATAATGTCCATCAAAACTATAAGCATATTGTTTACTCATTTTCTTCCTCCCAATCAGCTATCTTACTTATTTCTGTTTCTTCATCTTCATTACCACATTTACAACAATGGATATATGGATGAATATTTCTAACATTTAATGTATCTTTTTTATAATCAAAGTCTCCATTCTTTTTTAAATCTAATTCTATATAACCATCTATTTCAACTTTAAAATCAGTTCCTCCACAATGTTTACACTTCCACATTTTCATCTCCTCCAATCTCTCCTGCTCTTACCTTAGCCCAGAAGTCTTGCCATTCTTTGCTATTTAAAATTTTTCTAGCTTCTTCTTCTGTTTTAAAATAATTTCCAAGTTCAAATATTTCATTATCTTTTTTATCATAATAATCATAACAACTTAAAATTTCTCCATCATAAATTGCAAAATATGTTTTGCCTTTTTCTGCTCTCCATCTCTTAGGTATTCCATATTTTTCATTTACAACATCTATTAAAAACTGTAAATCTGGAACTAATTTATTTTCTATTAAATATGGTTTATCATAACTTTCTAAATTATCAATTTCTAAATCTATTTGATAATCACTAACACAACTATGGTGATTATAACCAATATATTCTTTTTTAAATTCATTTCTATATCCATAACCAAAACAATATTTCTTTTTGTCTTCATGTGCTATTTCTGTTAATGGCATTTTTTTTAACTTTATTTTATTTACTTTTCTAATTACCCAATAACTATATTTATCAGTTGCTTTTATTATTTCTATCTCTAAAACCTTTTCTTTTTCCATTATTCCTCAACACCTTTCAAATATTGATTAATCATAATTCTAGTTCTTTTAATAGCACTTTTATTTATATCTACTTTTGAAAATACCCTTTTTTTAGAAGTTTCTTTTAATTCTTCCAGTAATTCAAAACATTTTTTAATAATATTATCTAATTTTTCTCTATCCGTCATAACTTTTCCTCCAGTTTTATAACACTATCATCAATTTCTATTAGCCACATAGCTTTAAAATCTTTAAAAGCATTAACTACATCTGTTATCATAGATTTCAAAACTACTCCAATCATATTTTTCTTATGAAAGTTAATTGTTCCAAACATCATAATTACTAGAAACATAGTTCTAAGAAGTTCTAAATTATCACCAGTTTCTTTATTCTCACATTCTGCAAATACTTCATCTAAGACTTTTAAAACTTCTTTTTCTGCATTGTAATTAATCTGATTCTTAAATTTATCGATAATTTTATCAGAAACTTTTATAGTTCTTGTTAGAATAGCTTTATAATATCTATTTAAGACCATATTATCTTTATCCCAAAGTTTTCTATTAATTTTCAAGTATTTATTTATTAAGTACATAAGTGTAATGCCTTGCATATCTCCATCTTTGTGAGTAATTCTTATCTTATTCATAATTTACTCCTCATATTCTTTTATAAAATCATCCAAGATATCCCTAACCATTTCATAATTTTCACTAAAAATATTTCTAAAAATGCTATCCAATTCAAAAGCATTTTCTATATTCAAATCTTTTGTAATTTCAGAAATAATTTTACTCCATTCAACACCTAAATCTTTTTCTAAATCTTCAATATCAGTAAAATAATGAATTTTATTATCTCTTTCTATAATCCATTCTAAATATTTAGCTGCTTTCTTATAATCTTCCTTACCATTTTTTTTCTCAGCTCTTATTAAATATTTAAGAATATTCCCAAGACAAAAAGCAACAAAACCTTGTGTCCCTAATACTCTTTTGATTATTTCTATACTTTCAACCCCACAACTAAGTTTATAATGATTCGGATTATTTATATTGTCTATATTTTTATTTTCCATACTATCCTCCTAATTAAATTTGAAAATATATTCCATATATACTTTTGCATTTTCATCAATTATTTTTATTTTCTCTTCCAATTCAGTAATATCATTTTCAAATTTTCTTTTTAATTGTATAAAGTTATCTACAGTTTGTTTTTGAACTTCTAAACTTGGGATAATTATTAAAATATTTTCAAAATCTGATTTAGCCAATCTTTTAACTTTTTCTCCAGTTGATTTTTTATAAATATAATCTCTAACTGTGTCTTTATAATTTAGAAAAAATGATATATACCTTAAATCAATAATATCTTTGAAAGTATCTTTTAATGTTAAAATTGCAACATTTCCATTTATTGCAACAGGAATATCATCTTGATATAAAACACACCTTCCAATATCCTTAACATCAAAATCTTCTAAGTTTACTAATATCTGGTCTTTGTTTAATTTTATAGCTTTCTCATAGACTTCATCATCTACCCTACTTATTATTTCATGAGTGAAACAATCATATTTTTTTGAAATTTCTCCATAAAATATTGCAGGCTTACCGTCTATTTTTATGTTTCTTTTAGTAAAAATATCTTTTTTACTCATATACTTTATATCAAAAATATCAAACATTCTTACCTCTGCACTGCCTCGAACAGAGATAATAATTTTAATTGCTTCTCTGATGCAGTCATCGAACTCTTGCATTTATTCTTACCTTTCAATTCTTTTTCATATTGATTACATATTACTCTTATTTTTCTTATATTCCCTATTACATCAATATTTGCTCCACATTCTTTAACTAAAAAGACATCTAACTCCAAGTTTTTTTTAACTCCATTTATCCAAAGTTCAGAAGTTTGTGTATTTAAAGCATTTATATCAACTTCTTCTACTTCTCTTTCTTCTTGTGGTTGTTGCCAATAACAATCATCTTCTAAAATCCATTCATCTTCTAAAATTTGTTTATCTAATTTACAGTCATAGATTTCCCTATAAACTTTGTTATCATTTTTTTCTTTATCAATAACAATAAATATAACTGATATTCCTGTATCTGTGAAAGCATTATCAATCCTATTTAATTCAGCTAAGTTATTTCCTATAAGTTTTCTGAATGTTTCTTCAGTTCTCCTATAACCTACACCAGGAAATAAAATATAGAAGCTAAATCTTTTAGTATATTTTAAAGATTTTAGAACAAATATATCATCTACACAGCCTGACTTCTTCCATTCAAATTCTGATTGAATATTCTTTTGTTCCAGTTCTGATAAATCTTTGAATTTTATTGAGAAAGGTGGATTCATAATAACACAATCTACAATTAGATTTTCTTTTTCATATTCAAAAAAACTTTTTACTTCAAGTTCTGTATTTTTAAAATTTTCTTTTGCAGAATTAATAGAGTTTTCTTGAACATCTACACCATATAATATAGCTGGATTAACAAATTGTTCTAATTGTCCACTTCCAACTGCTCCATCAAATACAGTTGGATTTTCCGTGTTAATGTACTTTTTAACTTTTCTAGCAACATACTTTCTTAATTCTATTCCTGTGATATATTCAGCTAATTTTTTACTAATTTCTCTGTTATTGTGCTCTTTGAAACTCATTTTCCCCCTATCATTAACGATTTTATCGACTGTTTCCAAAATTGAAATAGTCGTTATTCCTTAGTTTACAGAACTTCAATCTTAACTCCAGTTCTAGCCTTATCAACTTCAAAGCCTTTGAATATTGGAATTACATTAGTAGAATCATCATCTTCTATGTAGCCATATTCTTGCATTAAGTCAAAAATTATTTGTGCAGCATTGATATAATCAAATTTTCTTTTACTATCTCTTATAAAAAATAATTCTACTTTATAAGGTTTTTCCTTACCTTTCAACATTTTTAGAAACTCATTTTTATTTATTAACCAATCTGCCTTAGATTCTTTTAAATATTTTTGTACAGTTTTAGAGTTTATCAATAATGTTTTCCCACTTTTCAAAGTTACAAATTGCTTACTATTTTTAGAACTTGGAGTATTTCCAGCTATAAATATCATTCTTTATTCCTCCCAAAATGATTTACTCTTTGGCTTTCTTTTAGTTTGCCAAGTAAATTTAAACTCTTTTAGCATCTCATTAAGCCTATCAGAAATCTTATTAATTCCTTTAAACTTTAAAAATTCAATCATTTCTTCAGCACTTAGATTTGTAGTTATTATCATTGGTTTTTCTGCATTATATCTAACATCAATAAGGCTATTTATTTTTTCTTTTCCCCATTCATCAGATATTTTCTCACTTCCTAAATCATCAATAAAAAGCATATCAACCTCTTTGGCTGCTTCCAATAATTGAGTTTCAACTTGAAAATTATCTTTTATGGTTCTTAAATATCCAGCTAAGTTAAAACTTAACACTGTATAACCATGTTCTGTTAAATAATTGCATATACAGTTTGCTAAAAATGTTTTACCAGTACCACAACCTCCTCTAAACAATAATCCGTCATTTATTTCAAGTACCTTATCAAAACCTTTAACATAGTTTTTAATTTTTCTATACAATTCATTTTCTGCCTTATTATTTCCTAAAATTGCATTTTTAAAATTATCTTTCCCAGAATTTCTGCTAGTTATTGATAATTCTTTAAACTTCTCAATTTTAGATTTTATTCTTGCTTCTTTTTGACAAGAACATTCATTAAATCTAGTTCTACCTTCTGAAAATTCTAATAAAGTTGGTTCTCCACATTTTTCACATTTAGCTAGAACCTTTGGAACTTTATTTTCTCCTGGTATATTCTCTATAAATTCTTTAACATCTGTATTTTTAGCTATTTCTTCTATTTTTTGAATACTCAATTTATCCTCCTCTCAGGATTTCATCCATAGTTTTTGAGTAGTCTTTTTCTTTTTCCTGGTTCTCTTCTTTCTGATTGATGGAATAATTATCTCTAAGACAAGCTATAACCCAACCATCAGTTTTATTGTTTTTATCAGCATATAAGAATACTTCTTTTATTCTATTTAAGTCAGAACAATATTTAAGAATATTCGCTATTTTTATATTTCTTGTTTTTATCAAGAATTTAATTTCTTGTCTTATAACAGCAGCAACATTTTCTTTATTGTTGTTATTAATATTATTCTTATTAATATTATTCTTATTATTTATTATTATTAGAGTATCCTTAGGGTTACTGGTAGTGGTATCCTTAGGGTTACTGGTAGTGGTATCCTTAGGGTTACTGGCTAGATAATATATGGTAGCTTTACCATGTACTTTTTTACTTTTAATTAATCCTAGACTTTCTAGGTCTTGAATACCTTTTGTGATTCCGTTTCTTTTAGATATTTTTAAATCTTCTGCTAGAGAATTATAAGCATACACAAAAAAAATTTCTCCATTTTCATCTGTAAATTTTTTTTTATTTTCTTCTAAGCAGGATACTTTATATCTATCTAACATTAGCATATATATAGAAAATGCTGTACTATTAATTGCTCCATCCCTCCATAGCCTAAAAAGGCTTTTAGGGACTTGGTAAAATGGTTCTTTTTCTTTCAAGTCCCTTACCTCCTTTTATTATTTAAAATTTAAAGCTAATAAGACAAGTATGGCACTTTCTAGGAATAAAGCTATTATTAGAGTTATATTAAATTTGATTAATTTTTGTTTTTTTTCAATTTCCTTATCATTTTCATTTAACCAAAATTTAACTCTATTTTTATAATAATTTTCCCAGTATTTTACATCATTTAATTCCCATTTTAATTGACCTATTTCATTTAAAAGTTTCTTCATGTTATCTTCTGTTACTTCTATTTTTTCAAATTTAATTTCTATGTTATTTTCCATCTATATAGCTCCTCATTAAGAAATTTTCTCTTCTTTATCCATATTGGCTAAATATCCATGTTCAGTTAAAATATTATGAATTTTCAATCTTCCTTTTTGTGTCCATTTTGTTGTAGGTATCACTTTTTCACTTCCATCTTTTCTTTTTATAATTACAGTTGAAGATTTTGTATAACCTTTGTTCATGTATTCAGAATATAAAAGCCATTGACCTCCAACATTTCTTATTATTTTATCTTGATGTAATATTTGATTTAATTTAATTCCAGACAATCCATAATCAGCAGCTATTTGTGTTATTGTCATAGTATCATCACTTGAAAGAATAGTATCTACATACTCTTTTATTGGTTGTAACTCTCCTATTATTTGTTTTTGAGTTTCATTTTCTACTTTTAAATTTTCTAATTGCTCTTGTTGATCTGCTGCCAATCTTAAAGCTTCTGCAAAAGTTGTCGGCAATTGAAAATTACCTTTTATATAATTTTCCATTCTTTCAAATTCATTTATATAATTTACATTTAATTCAAATGCTTTCTCAACAGCTGCAGAGTAGCCCCCAACTAACTGGGCTACTCCTTTTTTAGTTATTAGATAATTTCTGTTAGTTTTACCACTTCTATCCTTGTAATTACTAGGGATATAGAACTGACCCGAAAGTTTGGGTGAGTTAAATTTAGAAACATAATCATCTATTTTATCTAAAAGATGATCATGTCTAACTCCTAATTCTTCTGCTACTCTATTACTTGTTGTTACTAAAATTCCATTTATATTTTCAACTTTAACTACAAATCCAGTCATAATTGCCTCCTAATTGTTTCCTGGAAATAAACTTTCTGCAACTTTATCTATATCTTTGTTATCGCCAGATTCTGTAATAAATTCACCTGTTTCAGCATTGATAATATCACCATTATTTTCAAGTATTTCAATTTCTTGCACTTCTGTACTCTTATCATCTATAACTTTAAATGATTTTTCATCTTTTGCAGCCATTTCAAGAAATTCAACTGACACTGGTAACCATTTTAATAGCTTTTTAACTACTGTTTTTTGTGCCATTTCTTCAAAATTTTTATTCCATACATCATTTTTATATGAACCTTTCCTATACTTTTCTTCATGATGTGTAACTTCATCTTTTGTCATATACTCAAATGCCTTAGCTCCATCTTTTAGAATTGCTACAGCATAAAAGCCTTTTATTTCTCCTCTTTCATCAAAATTTGGCTTATGTGTTAATGTTCTTGATAATCCATATTCAATGTTAAAGTCATCATTTTCATATACTGTGTAACTGTATATATCAGATAATTGCCCACTTCTTCTTAATAATTCAATTAAACCTTTATACCCAATCTGAAACTGGCACTCAACATTACCAGCTTTCTTGTTTTCAAATGGTATTAAATAGCATTGTCCTAAAGTACCAGGTTCTAATCCAAGTTGAGCAGACACCATTAATGCACCTAATAAGCTTTCTTGGCTACATTTAGCAAGTTTTGGATTTTGTCTTATAGTTGTTATTGCAATTCTTACAAATCTATCTGAATTTATATGTTTTGGTAATGCTGTTGCAAATTGTTTTGCTCCTGATTGTATTACATCAAATATTGTTTTTCCTTTTTTTTCTGCTACTGCTGTTGTTCCATTATTCGCTGTTAAGCTATTTTTTGCTGTTGTTGTTCCCATTTTATCTACTCTCCTTTTTTATCTAACCATTAAAAATTTTGATACTTTTTGATGTTTATTTTCTAATTCTTTGTATTGTTCCATTAGTTCCAAGTTTTCTTTTGCCATTGCCTCAAAATCTGGTGTTTTTCTAGTTTGTATATTAAATTTAAACTTTCCAGCAACTCCCTTTTGAGTGCCATTATTTATAAGTTCCAACATTATCTCTTCTTTTAATAGATCCTGTTCTTTCTTTAAAGAATTAATTTCTTTACCTAATTCTTTAATTTTTACAGCTTTTTCTTCTAAATCTGCAAACTCTATAACCTCATTATTTTCTATTTCTAATGCTTTTTTCTTTAGATGCTCCATATAAGCATCACTTCCATCGGGCATTGGAGGAATTAATTTCAAAATATTTTCATTATAGAACTCAGTAGCCTTATTTCTAATAAGTTCTATATCTTCTTCGCTTCTTTCCACTTTAAATTCTTTATATTGTTGTCCTCCAATTAAAACTGCAATATAAGCAAATTTATATCCTGTTAACATAAGATAATGCTGCACTTGTGCATAATAACTTTGAGGGATTGTATCTTCTTCCCATTCTTTTTTGTTCCAAATAGAAGTTGTTTTAATTTCTAAAACTCCATAATTTCCTGTTTCTTTATCTTTTAAAACACTATCTAAATTGGCTATAAAAAAATTATCTACAATAGAATACGGTGCTTCATATACAATTAATTCGCTATGTCTATTAGCGAACTCTTTTATAACTGTTCCCTCTAGCATATGCCCCCAATGTGTTAATTCATTACCTTTGAAATTACTGCCCTCTGTTTTATCTATATAAACATCTATTATTGATTTATAAGGATTAACTCCTAAGATAGCTCCTATATCAGAACCACCTATTCTTTTTTCTCTTAACTTATGCCAGTCATCTTCATTATCATAGCCGTATACTTCGCTATGACTTGATAGAGAGGTTTTAAACTCCTCCTTAGACATTTCTATAACCTCTTGTTTAGAAACGGCTATAAGGTACTCTAAATCTTCTTTATTTAATTGGCTATATCCAACTAATCCTAATTTTTTTGCTTCAGCTTTTAATTCTTTTATATTCATTGTTCTTCTTCCTCCATTTTTTATAAAAGTATCATTGGCATAACTATATAAGTTATGTTGCAATTACTGAATTTAATAGCACTATTAGATGTACTTAAACTTATATTAAAAAATTCATTTTTTATGTATTTTAGCCATAAATCAATGTATTTAACATTTAAGTTAAATTTAACATCTAATTTATCTTTGTTATATTCAAACAGATTGTCTAGTATTAATTTTGAGTCCTCATTTGGATAAGCTTCAACTCTTACTTTGTTATCTTTAAAAATAAAATATTTTCTTGTATCAAATTTTGTTAGTTTTAGCATTTTCCAAACTATATCTGTTGTAACTTTGTTTATAAAATTAGCCTTTAAAGATATTGTATATTCATTGCTCTCAATAACTTTTTTTATATTTAATGCTTTTTTGTTTAGAGCTTCATATTCTGTTATTTCAGTTCCTATTTGAATAGCTAATTTACCATTATTTAATATTGCTATTGTTTCTGCTTTAAATAACTCATTTAATAAAGTTATAGAATACAGTTTTGGATCATCTACCCCTTTTCTTTCTTTATCTGTATCTTCTACTGCAAATAATCTATATGTATCTGTAAATACTATATATTTTCCAGATACTATTATTCCTTCCATATTTAGATTTTTAGCTATTTCTTTAAAATTTAATAAATCTTTTATATCTTCTTTATCAAAAGCTAAAACAATTTTATTTCTATTCAAAGATAAATATTCGCTTATATTCAACCTTTTTTCTCCTTTCTTATTTCTGCCAACTTAATTTTTAACTTAGCAATATTTAATCCTGTCTTAGTTAACTCAGCAACAGAACTTATTAATCTACACTTATTAAGTATCTTTAATTCATTTCTTGTAACACATAGGAGATTATCAATATCTAAATTACTTTTATCTCCATCTGCAAATATAATTACACTATTTGCTGGTATTGCTCCATGTTCTTGTTCATAAACCCATCTGTGCTTTCCTACCCATTTGTTTGGTTCTGCTATTTTAATTAAGATATAACCATCCTTATCAATTCTTTCTGAGTAAAGTTCTCTTGTGCACCATGGCACATTACCTTTTTTAAAACCATTGGCAGGCTTCAAACCAGTTTTTATACCTTTGTTCCAAGGAGTAAATCCTTTTTTAAATCTAGTATCACTCAATTTAGCCCTCCAACATCTTAGGTAGTTTATTATCATAATTTAACATATCATCTTTAAATTTAGCAGCTCTCAAAGCTAAATCTCCATTACTTATAATTACATTTGCTATCTTTATCATAGATTCACTTCTAGCCATTTCTTTGTCTAGTTCTTCTGAACTTATATCGTCCTTACTTAATTTATCCATTTGTTCAAAAAGTTTAGTGTTTAAATCTGCTAATGTATTCATTTTTTCCCTCCTATATTTTCAGTTTCCTCAGCTTCTTTTTTCTCTCTGTATAATTTAATAGCCATTTCTTTTTTACTATAATTTCTCATACCAAGTGTTTTTTCTCTGCTTCTTTTCTTATAAGCTGCATCTTGTTTTGATTTTTCTCTCCAGTACTGTTTTTCACAAGCAGCAGAGCAGTATTTTACTCTTTTATCTTTTGGATCTATAACATAGACATGAGTTCCACAATGAGCACAAACAAACTCTCTTGGGCAATCTATGTTTTTATAAAACTGATTAATATTGATTCCCATTTTTTCACCCCTTGAATTTTTATAAGATTTAATATATAATTCAAGTAAAGTAAATACTCGAATACTTTTCTTAAACATCTGATTTGGTTTGGTCGCCTGGTTCAGATGTTTTTCTTTTATTTATAACTAGTATTGCTGCTAAAACTATTGCTAATTTTTTCATAACTCCTCTCCCTTGTGCTTCTCAAACCAGTCAGAAAGTTTTTCTTTGATTACTAAGTGTTTAACTCCTATTTTTACACAAGGAAAATCTGAGTATTCTCTTGCTATTTGTTTTAATTTTGCAACACCGATATTTGTCAATTTAGCAGTTTCTGGCATTGTTAACATCATCTTTTCAGTCATCTTAATCTCTCCTTTCTAATTAATTTTTGCTGTTAGTTGTGTAACGATATTCATTAGAGCATTTTCGTAGTATGTAAAATTGTTGCATCTAACATCATCGGATTTAAAACCTAAGATTTCATTTCCATCAGCATCTATAAAATGTTTTGTTTCAGGAGACATCAAAACACGGCAGATGTCATCTCCTTTATTCATAACTACATACCCTAGATACTCTTCTGTTATATTGTTGTAAGTTATGACTAGCCTGTGGTTTTTGAACATAATTTCTTTTACAGATAGCTTTCCTTTTACAATTTTCATTCTGCATCTCTCCAAAATAATTCTTTAACTTCTTCTACCAAGTCTTCCAATATCACTAAAAACCACAAGACCTTATACTTTATAATGTTAATAAGGTTAGCTTTTCTGAACTTTTCATTTTTCATTGTTGCCCTCCATTTTTTTATATGCTTCCATTACTGTTACTACATCTTTTAATTTTGCAGTAGCTGGAAATGGTATTATTTTTATCAATCTTAAAAATTCATTTCTATGTACTCCCATTTTTACATCCTCCTTTAATGTTTCATTCCTTTATAAAGTTTTTCTAAATTTTCTAATGCTACATCTCTCATTTCATGCTTACTAACTACTAAAACATCTTTGATATTTGAGTACCAAATTTCAGCTATTTTTTTATTAGAATAGTGGCTGTAGTCAATTCCTAAGAAGTCTATTTGTTGCTTTCCATTTAGTTCTACAAGTCCAAATATTGTCCTTGTTTCTTCGTTTTTAAAATATAAATCTTGCATGTGTCATACTCCTTTTATTTTTTTCTTTACTCTTTTAATTAAAATACATATAATTAATTGAGGTATCTGTAATTATATGTAGGTGATAATATTGGTAAAAAAGTTTCAGTAGTTAAAGAATCTTCAACTGGTAGAAATGAAATATTTAAGGATAATTCAACTGGTAAAACTATGTCTCGTACTCAATTTGTGAAAGAAATTGAGAAAGGAAATTATAGTGATTACCATGTAAGAAAAATCAATGGAGTTAAAACTCCTGCTTCTAATCCTGATGGCAAAACTGGAAATAATCTTGGATAATTAATCTTTTTTATCAGATACCTCATTCATTTCTACAACCTCATACTCTTTATCAGAAATAACTTCTATCTCCTTTTTTTCCCACTTTATAGCTATATTTTCTATTAAATTTCCATTTTTATCTGTTATTGATATGTTTTTTATTTCTTCCATAGTCCTCCTTTCTTTTTTTTGTTAGTAGCAACTTTTATTGTTTTATGTTAAAATAAAACCAAGCCTTTCATGGCAAAATTGGAGGTGGTCTTCCTTGAAAGCCCTTTTGATTGTGCCAGTTCTTTTTGAAAATAAATAACAACCGTACAAGTCGGGTATAAATGGACACTGTTATTCTTTTTCCCTATCAGCTATTGGCTTTAAATTAGCAGAACTAAAACTGCTTAAGTGATAGGACATTCCATAGAAAGAATTGCCCTAAGAAATTCTAAGATAAATTAATTTTAGATTTGAAAACCAGTTCTCTGTGCTAGTAAAGGTAAAATTAATTTAACTTTGCAAAATGTAAAAAGTTAAAAAATTTAGATAAAGACTATCAAAGCTTAGGGACTTGATAGTTTTTGTTTTTTTTATACTAATCACATTACTTTTAAAAAATGTTGTCATTTTTTCAACAAATTAGATAAAAAAATTTTGTCTCTCTCCATGTTAGAAATTTTTAAAATTTCTTGGAATTTTACAATTTCAGTAGCTTTAAATTCAGTTTCTCCATTTACTTTTTTTCTAAGTCCATATGGAGTTAAATTTAAGTTTTTAGCTATCCAATTAAACCTATACCCACTATTCTCTATCTTTTCTTTTAATAACTTTGTATCAGTCAAATTAAACACCTCCTCTTTTTCAAAAAATGTTGTCATTTTTTCAACAAATTCATTTTATACTATTGTTTCTGTTTTGTCAACAATTTTTTTTAAAAAAATAAAAAAAAGTTGCTTTTTTTTCACAAAAGTATTATAATCATTAAAAAAGATAGGAGGAAAACTTTATGGATATGTATGATAGGATTAGAAATAGAAGAAAAGAATTAGGGATGACTCAAGATGAATTAGCAAGATTAACTGGATATAACGATAGAAGTAGCATAGCAAAAATAGAAGCTAAAAAAGCTGATTTATCTCAATCTAAAATAATTGCTTTTGCTGAAGCTTTAAAAGTTACTACCTCTTATTTAATGGATGGAAAAGAAAAAATAATAAAAAAAGAAGAAAACAATATTTTCTCACAACTAACAGAAGAAGAATTAGCAAAACTTGAAAAATTTAACAATATGTCAACAGTAATGTTTATGAATGAGGGTAATGATATTTCTGACAAAGACAAAAAAACATTAGCAATAGCTTATGCAGAAGTATTAATATCACAAAGGAAAAAGTGATGTATAATGACTTTAAAACATGTTATAAATGCTGCTCAAAAACTACTTGAAGAATATGGAAATATATATAATTTAATAAGAGATAAAGGAATAATATTAAAATATGTAGATTTAGATAGCAGCATTAGGGGTTTATCAGTTGATAATATTATTTTTATCAATTCAAATATTTCAGATTTTGAAAAAGAGTTTGTTATAGCTCACGAGGTTGGGCATTATGAACTTCATGATGATACAATAAGGCAATTTAGTAAGATTGAAGCTTTTAAAGGCTCGAGAGAAGAAACACAAGCAAATTTGTTTGCTACTATATTTTTACAAGCTAATTATAAAGATTGTGATAGTGATGATGAGATTCAAAAAATTATAAATTATATCTGGTGCAATTACTTAAATTTTAAATAAAAAACCTCTCAACTGCTACCAACAGATGAAAGGTTTATAGAGTGTGGTACTATTCTATATCTTACTAATTTAGATTATAGCACACTCTTGCTTTTTATGCAATTTGAAAGGAGTGTGATTTTGTATGGCAGGCAGAAAAGCTAATGGAGAAGGTACTATCTCTACAGTTATAAGAAATGGCAAGACTTATTATAAAGCTAATATTACTGTTGGCTGGGATAGTAATGGTAAACAAATAAGAAAAAGTTTTGGTAGTTATAAAAAGTCAGTAGTACTTGATAAAATGAATACTGCTAAATACCAAGCTAAGACTAACAGTCTATCCAATTCTGATATTAGTTTTGGAGAACTCTTTAAAGACTGGATCTTTAATTTCAAAAAGATAGAAGTTAGCCCCAACACTTTTTATGAGTATGAAGCAAGTTATAGATTAAGATTGATAAATTACTCTATTGCTAGAAAAAAGGCTAATCAAATAACTTTAAAGGACTTGCAGCAATATTTTAATGAACTGCAAAAAGATTTTACTGCTAATACTATTAAAAAGACTTATGTCCAAATCCATTCATGTATAAAGTTTGCTATTATACAAGGGATTATGATGAAAGATTTTTGTCCTGGTGTAACGTTACAGAAAATAACTAAAAAAGAAAATATAAATGTGTTTTCTAAGCAAGAGCAAGAAATGGTTATTAGAACTTTGGATAAAAAAGATATTGTTGACTGCTTAATTTACTTTACATTTTACACAGGACTAAGGCTAGGAGAGGTTTTAGGCTTGCAATGGAGCGATATTAAGGATAATATGGTTAAGATTAGCAGACAGTATAGAAGAAATGTAGATGTGGATAAAGTAGATGATAGGAAATTAACTTATACATTTAAAGAATTAAAAACAAAAAACAGTGCTAGAGAAATTCCGTTACCAGATAAGGTCCAGGAGCTGCTAAAAGATATCCCACGTCAAGGCCATTTGATTTTTTCTAATCTTGGTAAGCCTATTGAACCAAAAAAGCCTCAGAGAAGGATAGCTTCGATATGTAAAAAATTAAATATACCTCATAGAAGTTTTCACAGTATTAGGCACAGCTATGCTACGAGATTATTTGAGTTGGAGATACCAATCAAAACGGTTCAAGTCTTGCTAGGACATGGTGACATTGCAACTACAATGGATGTCTATACTCATGTAATGAAAGAAAAGAAATTAGAAGTTTTGGATAAACTAAATAACTTATAAAAAAATAAGAGATTCTTAATTGAATCTCTTTTAACTTTGTCTGTTTTTTGTCTGTTGTAATTTTTATATTTTATAGATATTTATAAAACTTTATTAAGTTTTTAGTTTTTAAAACTTACGATTTTTAGCACTTTTCAAATTTTATAAAATCTTACTAAATAAAATGGTGCCTAGGAATGGATTTGAACCATCGACCGTACGGGTATGAACCGTATGCTCTAGCCAACTGAGCTACCTAGGCATAATGGTGGAGATAAGCGGGATCGAACCGCTGACCTACGCAGTGCAAGTGCGTCGCTCTCCCAAACTGAGCTATATCCCCATATTTAACTTGGAGCGGGAAACGAGACTCGAACTCGCGACCCTAACCTTGGCAAGGTTATGCTCTACCAACTGAGCTATTCCCGCAAGATTTTAATGAGCGTGGTGCCGCTTATCGGAATCGAACCAATCACCTACTGATTACAAGTCAGTTGCTCTACCAGATGAGCTAAAGCGGCATATATAATGGCGGGAGTGACGAGGCTCGAACTCGCGACCTCCTGCGTGACAGGCAGGCGCTCTAACCAAACTGAGCTACACCCCCATTTCTTTTATGGTGGTCACAATAGGACTTGAACCTATGACCCCCTGCTTGTAAGGCAGGTGCTCTCCCAACTGAGCTATGCGACCATAATGGTACCCCGTAGGGGAATTGAACTCCTGTTTCCAGAGTGAAAATCTGATGTCCTAACCACTGAACGAACGGGGCAAATTTTTGGTGCGTCATACAGGGGTCGAACCTGTGACCTCCTGATTAAGAGTCAGATGCTCTACCAACTGAGCTAATGACGCATATATAATTGGAGCGGGAAACGAGGTTCGAACTCGCGACATTCAGCTTGGAAGGCTGA